TGGCCTGGATTCTAACTATGATTGGTATTTAAAGAATGGAGTTTGTCTAATGTCCCAGGGCGATACAGGATTTGGATACCAATCATGGCTATAACAAATGGATATGCAACATTGGCCGAGATCAAAGGTTATATGTCTATTTCAGACAATACTGATAATGATCTTTTAGAAAATTTAGTTGAATCAGCATCTAGGTCAATTGATCGGATTGCTAACCGCAGATTTTATTTAGATGCCACCGCATCAGCACGGCTTTACCGTGCTTACTCTAATATTTTTGTTTTTGTAGATGATATTGGCAGTACATCAGGTTTAATTGTAAAAACAGATGAAGATGGTAACGGCACATATTCTAAAACATTAACATTGAACACAGATTTTATTTTAGACCCATTAACTTCACAATCTTTAAACAGGCCTTTTACACAATTAACAATGGTATCTAATACTGAATCATGGCCAATATTTCCAGGCATTACATCAAATGGATTACGCCCAGGCGTGCAAGTAACTGCAAGATGGGGTTGGCCTTCAGTGCCGGATGATCTTAATATGGCCTGTTTAATATTAACTGCCGACCTATACAAGCGTAAAGATGCACCGGGCGGAATTTTGGGATTAGGTGATTTAGGCGTTGTTAGAATGTCGCCAATTGGTAGAGATGTAACTGCAATGGTCAGAGCATACAAAAAAGAAGTTATTGCATGACCCCTAGCACCGTTAGAACTAATTTAAAAACGGCATTAAGCACAATTACAGGTATGCGTGTTTTTGATTATGTACCGGATTCTACAAACATTCCAACCAACAATGCTTTTGCAATAGTAGGCCAATTAAACATGAATTATGATTTTACATTAAACAGAGGATTTGATTCTGCAACATGTCAGGTAATTGTTGTAGTTGGTAGAATGAGCGAAAAAGATGGACAATCAAGATTGGATGGGCTACTTGCATCATCCGGTTCAACTTCAATTAAAACCGCAATTGAGGCTGATAAAACATTAAGCGGTGCTGTACAAACACTCAGGGTTGTGTCTGCAAGCCCTGGAACAATTACATCCGCTAATATTGACTACCTAAGTTATCAATATTCGGTTGAATTGATAGGTTAGTAAGAGAGGAATAATATGGCCATATTTATGGGTAATAAAGTTGCCGTGATTGTTGGTACAACTACTATCACTAGTTTTGTCAGCACCGTCAGCCTTGCAAGAGAAATTGATCAGGTAGAAATTACCGCAATGAATGACACGCTACAAAACATGATTGGTGGGATTGAACGCCCAACACTCAATCTAGAACTGTACAATGATTTTGCGTCTGCATCTGTGAACTCATTATTTGAAGATGCGCTAGGTACAAAACTCAACATCAAGTTGATTCCAGTATCAGGCACAGTAACATCTACAAATCCTAGTTATACAATGTCATGCTTAATTTCATCCTGGACACCGATTAACGGTGCTGTGGATGCAGTAAGTTCGGTTTCTGTATCGCTTCCCGTAACTGCATTAACAAAATCAACAAGCGCGTAATAAAGAAAAGGTGGGACAATGCACAAAATTGAGATTGTTAAAAAAGACGGTAAGAAAATTACCTATGATCTTACGCCATCTGTAAAGGTGGCTTTTGAAGCCGAATTTAAAACAGGTTGGCGTAAGAGATTAGGTGAACTACAAATGGAATCGGATTTGTGGTGGTTTGCTTGGCGACTAGAAAAAGATGCCGGGAAAACAGATTTAGCCTTTGGTGATGACTATATCAATCAGTATTCAGATATTGATTTATTATATGATTCAAAAAATGGATAGACCGCCACGGCCAAATCTACGAAATCGCATCTGTGGCGGTTGCAACCGGTATCAGCCCTAAAGATTTATTAGAGGTTGATCCAGCGATTTATTCAGCCATTAAAGCCATCTTGCAAGAACGGCATTTTAATAATAAGAAGGCAACAGTTAGGCGTAAATAATGTTAGCACCCGATAGATCATTAAAGGCAATATATGTTGAAAACCTAGATGCCGTAATGGACAAAATGAAAAAAATGGATGCTGACTTACAAAAAGAATTTAGAAAAGAATTAAACAAAGCGGTAAAGCCGGTTGCAAAATTGGCTAAAAGTTTTGTGCCATATCAACCATTTCCAGGATGGCGTGATGTTGAACCATCATATCCACCTGCATGGGGATGGGCTAATGACAATGTTCACCGGGGTAGAACTATTGGAGAAAATAAAAGAAGCCGTTGGAAATGGTCGCAATCAGAAGTAGTAGCAGGCATAAAATTAAGTAGTGCTAAAACCAAAGTACAAAGAGTTAAAGGCACAACATTTTCAGTAACCGCTTTAGCCATAGTAAATAAATCTGTACCAGGTATAATTTATGAATTGGCAGGTTTTGGCACATCAAGATCAAAAAGCAGAACAAGGCGTGTAAGCCGTAATAGAAATGCTAGTGAATCTTTTATTGGCAAACTGCAAGGCACTGCAAACTCTAGCGCGTACAAAGAAAAAAGATTGATTTACCGGGCATCATATCAATTAGGTGAACAGGTAAATGCTAATCTATACGGTGTACTTAAAAAGTATCTAGGTAAAGAATTTAGGGGTTGAAATGGCATTAAGTCAATATGTTGCAATTAACTTCCTAACTAAATTTGACAAAAAAGGTTTAGAGCGTGCCACAAAAGAATTAAAAGGTTTTGACAAAACAATTGCAACAGGCTCATTTAGATTAAAGGCTTTTGCTAAAGCCGGTGGTGTTGCGGCGGCGGCAGGGTTAGCCATATTCGCTAAAAAATCAATTGATGCCGCTTTAGCGCAAGAAAAATTAGATAAACAATTACAACTAACTTTAGCAAGTATTGGGCAACAATTTCAATTGCCTGAAATTAAAGGATTTATAGCAGACTTACAACGCGCCACAAATGTTACTGAGGAACAGTTAGTGCCAGCCTTTAGGCAACTTGTAGCACAAACCGGTGATGTTGAATCTTCACAATATTTATTAACCAAAGCCTTAGATACATCAGCCGGCACAGGTTTTGATCTAAGTACGGTTTTAGATGCCATAACTAAAGCGGCTATTGGCAATTACAAATCCATTGGTACATTAGGTATTGGCTATACCGCCGCAGAAGCAAAAGCGGCTGGATTTTCAGAAGTTATACAAAGTTTAGACAAGTATTCAGGCGCGGCAGAAGCGCAAACTAAAACATTTGAAGGCCAATTAAAATCATTTTCAATTAGTGCCGGAGAAGCCACTGAAACATTAGGCCAAGGATTTATTACAGCCGTATCTATTATTGCAACTGGATCGGATGCTGTTGATGTATTTGGCTATAAATTAGAAAAAGTTGCAACACAGTTTGCTGATATATTTGTTGGCTCAGCCGCTACATTTGAAAACAAAGGATTGGGCGCATATTTTGATTTTTTACAAGTAGCAGTTCAAGGCTTAACCGGTGATTTAACTTATGGTGGGAATAAATTACAACAAATTGAATTAGAAGGTATTAAGTTAAGAGAAAAGCGCACTATGCAAGAGCGCGGATACTTAGGCCTATCTCAATTAACTATTGATGCTTTAGAACAACAAAGATTGTATGGCAAAAAACAATTAACCACAGATCAGTTGTTAGCGAAAATACAAAAAGATATTTTGCTTAGAGAAAAACAATTAACTAAAGAAAAATCTGCACAGGCCGCTTTTGACAAAAAGAAGGCTGACCTACAAGCAATGTTTGATATTGATAAGATCAACTTACAAGCGGCTTTAACACGCAAACTAACATTAGAAGATGAAGCGCGTGTAAAGATTATGCAGAAATTGGCTGAAGGCACAGTAGCCGCAGTTAATGAAGCACAAAGATATGCGGATGTATTAAAAGTGATTGATGATGGCCAAATTACAACTGAAGAAGTTGAGATGTTGGCTAAAAAATGGGGAATGACAAATGCAGAAGTTTTGATTTATATCCAAAAACTGTTTGCCGCTAATTCAGAATTACAACAAATGTTGTCATTGATGAAAGAAATTAACAATCAAAAAATTGGTACATCAATATCACAAGGCGCGTTCACACCCTTATCTCAGAATGTTGCACAGTTGCAAGCGGCTCAACAAACTATATTGGCTTTACAAGATAAAGTAAATCAGGCCGGTAAAGTTATTGAAGGTAACACTGCCAGGGAAATGCCATCTCTATTTACATCAACCGGTGAATTAACTAGTAGAGGTAAAAAAGTATTGCCTAATGATTTATTTCCTATGGCAGATGGCGGCATTGTTACGCAACCTACTGCCGCTTTAATAGGTGAAGCCGGATCAGAAGCGGTAATACCGTTAGATAAAATGGGTGGCTTTGGCACAACAGTAAACATAAATGTTGCAGGTTCGGTTATCTCAGAAGGTGAATTACAATCTGTAATTCAAGATGCTTTGTATAACTTGAATAGATCAGGTGCGGTTACTCAACTAACTAATTTAGGTAGATAATGCCAGCCGCAATATTTAGTGCAGAAATTGATTTTAGCAACGGCGCAAGTTTTGATCCAGCCCTAGTTTTGGATGATGCCGCAACCCCACTTGATGCTTCAGTATTAGGTACGGCGGCGGCAGATATTGTTGATATAACACCGTATGTAACTCAATGCTACATACGGCGTGCCTTTAATAGATCATCTGATTCTTTTACAGGTGGCACAGCACGCATAACTTTTGTTGATGAAACCGGTCAATTTAACCCAGCCAATACTGGATCAAGTTTATACGGCAAAATTAAACCAATGCGTAAGATTCGCTTTACAGCCGCATACTTAGGCACAACATATAACCTGGGTTCTTTTTATGTACAAGAATGGAATTACCAAAGCCCTACTGGATTTGATCCAGCCTATGTAACATTATCTTGCGTAGATGGATTTCAATTACTGAACCTTACAACTATTACATCTGTAAGCGGTGGCACAGCCGGGCAAACTACGGCACAAAGAATTACCAGTTTGTTGGATGCCGGAGAGTGGCCAGGTGGTATGCGTGATATTTCAACTACTGCAACTACTACCGTACAGGCAGATGATGGGTCATCAAGATCATTGTTGTCAGCGTGCCAGGTTACAGAAGCCACAGACCTAGGGGCTTTTTGGATGGATCAAAGAGGGTATGCCAAATTTTATTCCCGCAATGACATCATAGTTGCAGAAGGTGGCACAGTAACTAAATTTAGTGATGTGCCAGGATCAGGCGATATTACTTATCAGGCAGTAGAGTTTGATATTTCAGATTACCAAATGATCAACAAAGTAACTGTAACGCCAAATGGGTTAAGTGGTCAGACCGCAAGCGATTCTGCAAGTATTGATGATTATTTTCAGCATAGCCGGGTTAGAAGTGGCATTATGCAAACTGAATTGGATGCTTTGAATCAAGCAAAAATGATCATTGCATCAAGAAAAGAACAAGGCGTTAATATTCAATTAAACTCATTAACCGTTGATGCCTATGGTTCAAATGACCCTAGCCGGGTTATAGCCGCCTTAAATTTAGATATATTTGATCCAATAGAGGTAACTCAAACCCTGCCGGCGGGTAATGTGGTTACTGATTCCGTCATAGCCGGTTTGACTTATCAAATAACACCTAAATCTTTTATGGTTACTTTTAGTTGCGCTCAGCCTTTTGCCGTAGGTTTTTTGCTAGACTCTACCATTGATGGAAAACTTGATGAAGATTCTTTGGCTTATTAGGAGATGGTAAATGGCAAAACAATCGTTTAGCGTTGGGCAGGTTTTAACAGCCGCACAAATGACAAGTCTGCAACAAACCGCAATGGGTGGTGGATCACCTTCTATTAAAACCGCAAATTATGTTTTAGTTGCCGCAGATGCCGGTACTGTGATTCAAG